CACCATCCGCTATCGTGCGGACCACGTTACAGTTTATAGACTGTAAAAGTCTTTCGTTAATTTGATTTCGGTGAATTAACAAGCACCATCTTCTTTCGTGAAGACCACGCCATAGTTTTAAGACTATGGAAAGTCTAAAGCCAAAGCAACAGACTTGCCCCCATTTATTTATATATCAAAATGAAAATTACATACAAAAAGAAAATCTTTTTTGTAATTTCGCTCGGGTTCTTTATCCTGGTTACCGACTCCAGTAGAACAGACAGACGAAACAAAGAAATGTAAAGGAACTAAGCAGGCGAACGTCGTTTCGGCGATGCGTCAGGCGAAAGATCAGCTAGTATAGCGTCCATCACCACAGCGAGGCCAACACTTTTTTGGTGAATCTTCTCTGTGACATCAGAAACTTCAACTTTCAGTTTGTTGAGCTTTTTAGGTACATAGACAGGTGCATCCGCCGTCTTAGCAGCAGCAGTCAAAACGATAATTTGCGTCCGCAATGACTCCTCCTTTTCCGTCAACTTGTCCAACTCAGCGTTCAAACTTCGCAGTTGAGCGTGACGCCATGCACCAGAAACAACGTAGCCGCGATGCTTTTCACCACAGAAACCGTCCATAGACAGTTCAGGATGACCCTTCACCAAAACCAAAGCAGCGGGCATGCGACAATTGACTCCACAAGCACTGGGCAGACGGCATTTCACAACCTCCATACCCAGGGACTTGTAAACACTATTACGATACTTACTAACACAAACGACTCTGGTAAAGCCATCAGCACATTTAGCACAACTGTGAACAGCAGCAGACATGATACCGTAGTTATGGATTGGATGTAAGATTAAAACAAAAACAACACACTAGGACGCCATAGGCTTACTAGTGAATTTCATCTTCATACCTCCAACACCACTTGTACCACTCACTCTCGGTGCTTTCACACCACCGTGCGCCACAGCCCCCCCAGGGTACATACGAATATTCCTCGCAATAGATCTCTTCCTTGCTCGACTAGCAGTGCCGATGCTCAAGGAAGAAGATGTCTCAACATCTGTCCCAGCAGAAATATCGCCCGTGACAAACTCACTAGCCACATCACCAATACTAGAAGCACCCAGTCCGCTTAACAACGGTCTGTCAGCTTCATGAAAAGTAGTATCAGCATACGCTTGCACAACCTGCCGCATCTCGTCCTGAAATTCAGCAGGCGTAAACGTCTCCATGGCAGAGCTCAGTGCAAACGCTCCTTGTCCAGCCATCAGTAACCATTCGAGTGCCTTTTCGCTCCTCTTCCTATCATCATCTTCAGCATGCTGCAACTCCAACTTACTTGCGTGCCTTTTGATGGCCTCCACGTAACAGGGATACAAATTGCCCTTATAGGCGACAACAAAGTCCGAGAACTCGGGTGTCCCTATCAGACGAAAGGCAAATTGCAAAGCTATTAGGTCTCCGAAATACATGCTCCCACGTTGAGTCTCAACATCACACTCAAGAATTTGGTCAAACGTCGCACAAGCCAGGTTCAGCATACCTTCTTCTAAGGTAATTTCATCATTCTTAAGTGTTTCGTTAACAGCCAATAAGGCATGTCTTATAACCTGCTTGTCCAACCATTTAGTAATCTTGTAATTATTGACGTTGTAGTTCTCGAAAATTTTTCTTATTTTCTCCACACTCATCAAATTACCCTCTAAATCTAACAACTCTCGCACCTCTTGCACCAGTACATGCTGATCAGCAGCAATAAGTGCCTCCCCAGGCGAGCAGTTGATAGCAGTTTCCCAACCCTCAAGTTGGAAATTGTAATCACGCAAGTATCTCCTCATCGCGCTCTTAGTGTGATTCTTTCGAACGACACCAAGATTGCCAAAACGATACATAGCGCGTTTCAGCAACCACATGCGAACTTTCCATAACCATTCCGCTATTTTATAACAAATGTCACCACCAAAAACCTCCCTCCGGTTCCCTAAGGAAAGGATGAATGGCCGTGACAAAAGAATAAACAGACTTATCAGAACAGAAACTAGGAGCAGCAGTAAGTACAGCCAGAAATAGTCGGACTCATCGTCCACCAAAACTTCTGTAACTATAATGGAATCCTCCTCGTCCATCATCACCAAGTTCTCTGAATCTGCAGTTTTTACCGTCAAAGGTTGAACCTCAGTTTCGACCGTTATCGCCCGAGGGTGATAAACAGAATGCTCAAAACTTAAGATCTTGTCTTCCAGCTCCGCGTAGAGTACTTCAGGTTCGTCTACGATTATAAAACCATTTTCACCGCGTCTCGGAAAAATGCCTAAATCGTCGGCTAATACTATTCTATCAGCTAGCTCTTCGACAACTTGCACACGAGTCTTCTCCGAGACGCCGCCCCGTCAGGCACTACCTTCCCACTTCAGATTGTATTTAGCCTCAAAAGAATCTTGAGTGTAACATTCATTCATAGTGTAATCCTTAGTCCTCACATAATTCATCAAGTCGGATACAGCATTCGCGATCTGCAAAGTCTGATCTGACTGACCCTGTTCCTCGCCTTCCACTTGACCAGCAGCCGGTGGGACCCCTCTTTTCGAATTTCGCGTCTGAGTACCTTCGCCCTTAGCGGGCTGCAGGGCCACCGTTAGTCTACCTAACACCTGACCCACCGCTTCTCCCCCAAGGTCGCAGAATATTTCATCTCCATCTTGAGTGTGCGTACCGAACCGCTTATTCCTCGAAAAGAAGTTCCTTTCCCCCAACTTACTCACAGCGTTGAGCATGATACCAAGGTGAGACAGAACGCTTGCTCTAGTACTCTGCCATCCTTCTATCTGGTTCATTAAAGTACTCATCCTTATAAATGCATGAGTATTTGCCATTACGTTCAGTTCCTTGTTGTAACCTGTGTAACCCGGTGTAACAGGCATCTTTGGTAAGACCGTAGTAACGAGCTTCTCCAAAGCCTCAGTACTCTCCTTGGTGATTTAACTAGCTGCCTGCAACGACTGATGGATATCGCCCTTCAACTTAAGTGGCTTATCCAGCGCAGCGTGGTAACAACTAACGTAGCGAAAAACCAAAACTGAGACGCCTAGGATTTATTGCCGTGGCAGGCCTAGGACAACAATTTTGAATTTCCACAACGTTTGTTGCAGAACCCAGAAAATATCTTATTTCTTATCCTGGTAAGAAAGGTAGTCTCCACGTCGTCCGAAGCTAACGCTTGAACTGTGTGAAAAGAAAATAC